CGGGTCGAACACATTTTCAGCCGTCGAGATGATGTCGAATTCACGCTGAAAATTGTGCCATGGAGGCTTGCGCATTGGGGCACCGTGCTTGCGCGCGTATCCCGTGTGCTTGGTGATACTGTCGCTTATTGGCGACTTGGTCACTTGTGATCGGAATTTGGCAATCCCGAAGTTGTGCTCACCGTAAACGGTGGCATTATGGGGGGCGATAACGCCTTCAGACTCTATGGGCATGAAGCGGGAACAATGCTTCGTCGGAACAGAAGCCTGCACCTCAATCTCCTGATTCATGCCCACGTTCGGAAAATCGCCTTCGCTGGGTATGCAAAATGCAAACTTAGCGTCAAGTTCCGCAATGGCATGTTCAATGTTGGACATGTCAATGGGTTCTATCACGCCTTTGGAGCCCTCAATGCTGCCAGCGACATGCACACCAATTATGGATGGGCGACTGGATATGGTAACCAGTGGCATCATACACAAACCTCGGTATGCTTTAAACCCGGGAGCAAAGCTGCTCCTTATCTTCTTGCCCCCAAGGTCTTCCCCATTATCACCAGTGATGGTAAAATGTTGAAAACCATGCATCTCAATGACATGTTGAGTAACTTCTCCAAGGAAGTTTCTCACCACGCCAATGGCCTTTTCGTTGGCCGAAGAGACGCAATGGGGAGAGAAGAATTTCCCCACGTTAGGTTGGGAACCGGCACCTATAACGCGGACAACAGCGAGATCGGACTTGCCGACGCGCACCCAATGCTCGCGTGACACACTACATGAGGCGCGCGGCCTCCCAACCGCAGTGACGTTGTCATAGCGTATAACGACTTGCAAAGTGTCGTTATAATTAACAACGTGCCAAGGCACGAGCCATAAGTTCTCACGCACTGGCAAAGCCATACAGTACTTGGGCTTCGAACGATCGTCGCCAGGTTTGGTGTACTCGAAGATGGCCACGCTGCGTTTAAGGAGAGCAAGAACGTCCTTCGCAACAGCCGTGCTGCTCGCAGTCGACTTGGGCAGTGGACTTATCTCAACCTTCTTCCAAACATTATGGGACTTGGGTAACGTAGTGACGTCAAGTTCAGAAGAACATGTACCATGTGGCTCTGCTCTCTCCGTTCCTGTAAAGAAGGAGAAAGTTTTATAAAGAGCCAGTGCAGTCATGATAGCGCCAAAAACGGCAGGAATCTTACTCTTATGTGCAGCGTAAGCTTGCCGGAAAGTCTCAGCGAACGACGGAGTGACCGGTACGTCCCAATCAGGGAGAATAGGGTCGGCATCCGGTTTACATTCTCCCCCGGCGTGTGGCTCAAGAACGTCATCTTCCACGCCCGTAACAGGGAGTTCCAAAGGGATAAAAGCAGGGTGTCCACCGGAAAACGGCATGTCCGCGTCAAGAGACTTGGCAGGCTCGACACCAGGTTTCTCAAAGAGAATTTCCTCAGAATTAGCCCTCTGCCGCTCCCTTGTGTTAGAATGATCACATTCAACACACTCGGTCCACCCACACTTGCAAAATTTGGCTCCGAAAAGCAAATTCGCCTCCGTTACCGCACGTTGTTGGCGTCTAGTCCATTCCCGAGCGGTATCACATGCGAGTACAATGCAGTCGCGTAGGTTAGCCCTGCTCAAGAGCTTTTCGTAATCCCAGTACGACTCTTTCTGGACCAAACTAGTACGCGGTGCTATCTTGACGCGATAAACGTCGACCTCCCAGCAGTCTGGATACGCACCCTCCAAAACGCCGAGCTTAGGCCCACCGTCGGGCCCCACGCACTCTTTACGCAATTTAACGTCAAAGTGCAAATTGAACCTGCGCAATATGGAAGCAGGTTCATTGGACCAATAGTTGGCGTCCAAATTCCAACTATTGGTCGTAGCTGCGAGCAACTTGACACGGTAAGGGGTCGTGCCCTTGTCTTCCACGCCGGCTTTGAGAGCCGTAGCGGGAACCATGTTAATGATTCGCAAGAGCCGGTCGAGCGGCGAGTCTCTTTCGATAATCGCACGCTTGTTGCAGATA